CTACGAACCGAGCGGTCAGAGGTTCGAATCCTCTCGGGCGCGCCATTTTCACAGTCTCTTTTAGGGACAGGCGCAAAGAATTCACTAAGATATATTCCTAGGCTACATCACTGATACAGGTGGTGTGGCCTTTCTTTGGCTACCGTTTACCAGTACTGAAACTAATTCAGAGCAAATTAAGGAGCACAATAAGTAGGACAAATGAGGTCCAAATGAGGACAAATCGTATATTAGTAAAAGCTTAATATCAAAGGTTGCACTATGGCCCAAAGGGTCATGCCAGAGCGTATAGCTGTGGTTAAAAGGTTTCAGCATTGAAACAAAACACAACAGAAAGGAAGTTCAAATGAACCAAGTCGAAGATACAGTTGTAACAGGTGATTACTTGATGGATGCCCAGCTACTCATTGAGAAAAGAATGAGGGATGTTGGTGTTGAGAGAGTAGCTAAACAGATAGACAAACAGAAGGGACAAAGGGGTGAATCTGGGACCCAGTATGGTCAAGCTATGTTGACTCATGGCCTAGCTAAATTTGCAGAGGGTATCACTGAGTACATGGAAGGGGACCTAGGCCGTGGTGGTCGTGGTGGGTCAGTCCGTAAGTTATTAAAGGGGGGTGATGCCAACGTCATGGGCTTTGTGTTTATGAAGTTCATTATCAACGGAATCAGTATCAAGTATGGGACATTACAATCAATAGTAAAGAAGGCAGCAGAACAGGTTGAGGATGAATTCAGATTAGCTGACCTCCGCAAGCAAGATGCCCAGTTATGGAAACGATTGGTTGATGCTTCTAACCGTAAAGAGGGACACTGGAAGCGCACTGTAATCATCAATGCAATGAACGATGAAACGGGTAAGGGGACCATCAATAACTGGGAATCTTGGACAGCAGCACAACTAATGTCCATAGGTTCTAAGCTACTCACCATCCTCATGGAGACTGTTGGTTTAGTCCAGATTACAACCGAGTCTAAGGGCAAGCACAACACCGTTAAGAGGTTGGTTGCTACACCTGAGACATTGGTATGGATTGAAGAGAGATGCTCTCGTATAGGCCTTACAGCCCCTCAGTATAAGCCTCTGGTTATCCAGCCTAGGGATTGGACTTATGAGAACTTATCAGGTGGTATTTACTACTCACATTACTGCAGACCTGTCCGTTTTGTTAAGACCAACAACAACAATTACATGGATGAACTCAAGCATGCTGATATTGATGTTGTCCTTCACGGTGTTAATGCAATGCAGCGCACAGCTTGGTCAGTAAACAAGGATATCCTCAACTTGGTTAATGAGTTATGGGATGCTGGTGTTGAGTGGTGTCCGTCTATCCCACCTCGTTGGAATGAGACTGAGATATTAGCTGAAGACTTTGAGCTAGAAAGCAAGCAACAATGGGCAGCATTCTATAAAGAAAAGAACAGGATTGATGCAGCAAACAGAGAGAGTGCAGCCAAGCGAATCTCTTTCAGCAGCACAATGGCAACCGCTGAAGAATTCTCTGAGTTTGATGAGTTCTTCTTTGGTTACAACCTTGACTTTCGTGGACGTGTCTATGCGGTTTCAGCATACAATGGGATGGGACCCGATGAAATGAAAGCCACCCTCCAGTTTGCTAATGGCAAGCCTCTTGGTAAGACAGGGTGGCGTTGGTTGGCAATTCAGTTAGCTAATACAGGTGGGTTTGACAAGATTGATAAGGACACTCTTGAAGCACGGGTTCAATGGGTAATGGACAACGAACATTGGATTATGCAGTGTGTTGAGAATCCATTTGAGCACCGTCAATGGGTTGATGCTGACAAACCTCTGCAATTCATGGCTGCTGCTATGGAATGGAAGGGATTCCTTGAGCAAGGGGACGCATTCGTGAGTCACATACCAATCGCACTTGATGGCAGTGCTAGCGGTTTGCAGCACCTCAGTATGGCAACTAAGTGTGCCAGTACAGCGTTGAACGTGAACCTTCTACCTGTTGATAAGCCTATGGACCTGTACCAGATTGTTGCAGACAAGGTTGTTGAGCAGCTACGCAAGGACAGTGAGCAGCCCTTCGAACATTGGGGTCCAGCTATCAAGAACAACATGGGCGTGAGGGTCCCAAATTACACGGAGCTAGCACTTGAATGGTTGAAGCATGGCTTTGGTAGGAGTCACTCGAAAAGGTCTTGTATGACATATTCTTACGGCTCAAAGCAGTACGGATTCAAGGAACAAATCCAGACTGACATCATGCATCCATTGATGCGAGAGTGTAACAAGACAGGTCAGGAATTCCCGTTCAGTTATGACAACGGATACCGTGCCTCTAGCTACATCGCTCGTCTACTTTGGGATGCTGTTGTTGATTCAGTTAAACGCCCAGCCGTATTAATGGAGTGGTTAACAGATGCAGCCAGCAAGGTAGCAAAAGAGAAGTTTGAGATGCCTGATGGAGCACTTCATGCAATGCCTGTCCGATGGACAACACCTCTAGGATTCCCTGTGGTGCAGTCTTACTACGACACCAACCCTAGGCGTGTGAAGACTTCAATCAATGGTGCTCTTGTTTACCTGACCTTGAAGGAATCAACTGACCAGATATGCACACGCAAGTCTGCTCAAGCGATGGCCCCTAACACCGTCCATTCTTGGGACGCGAGTCACCTTATCCTCACAGTGTCTCGCTCTGCTGATGTAGGCATTGGTAGTTTCTCTCAAATTCATGACTCATTCGCCACACATGCAGCAGATAGTGACGAGTACTGGCACATCATTAGAGATTCGCTAGTGGAGATGTATGAGGCAGGTGATATTGTCCACGCTCTCTACTTAGAGATGCGCGCACAGATGAAGCCTGAGAATCGTGAGGACATTCCACTACCACCTAGTAAAGGCACATTGGACCTAGCTTCTACAGCCGAGGCCCGTTATTCTTTTGCCTAATACTTTCAGTACTGCATCAGGTGCAGCCTAGCAATTAGCAAAGGTTGCACTATCACAGTAAGCAAACCGCCCCTCGTCAAACAGGGGCTTTTTTATGGAGAAGGAATTTGGAACCAGAAACTTTTGAACAGATTCAAGCCGCATTGCTTTTAGCAAACGGTGACCCTTTACCAGTAGACCTTGCGTTCGCCTTAGCAGCCCAAGGAGTAATTCTTGATGAGTTCATTCGGACTCACATTATTTAAACCCAACGCATATCTATATGCACCTGACAACTAGGATAACTATGTCAAACAAAATACCTCAAATCGTAACACCTGAAGGCCGCACTGAATGGCTTAAGTGCTTCACCCCAGATTATAAATTCTCAGATAATGGGGAGTTTGGTTGTACCTTGAACATTGAGAATGCACAGGCTCAGCCTCTGATGGCTCAGCTTGATGCGTTCATGGAGAAGGCTATTGCTGACGCTGTGGAAGAGACAGGCAAGCCCAAGGCTAAAATCAAAACCAACCCACCTTACATCATTGATGAAGAGACAGGTGATGTGTCGTTCAAGTTCAAGCTTAAGGCATTGGTTAATGCCCGTGATGGTGACTTCACTCAGAAGCCTATCGTGATTGATTCACAGAAGAAGCCTATCACTACTGAGGTCCCAACGTGGAATGGCAGTCGTGTACGTATTGGCTTCCAACCTATCACCTACTACACAGGTCTGGTTGGTGCTGGTGTCTCACTACGCATGAAGACTGTTCAGCTTATTGAAGCATTGGATGCAACCTCTGCACCTGCTGTTTCTTCAGCCGCTGTTGCTGGCTTCGATGTTGAAGATGGTTTCGAGTACACACCACCTGCACCGCATGGCGCTACCTCTGAACAGTCTCTCAATAAAGAGCTAGAAGAAGCAGGTGAGTATGACGACATCCCGTTCTAAAGATTACTTCGTTGGTCTTAAGTATGGGTTCCGTTCTGGATTAGAGAAGAGGGTTGCTGACGAGCTAACAACTCAAGGCATCCCCTTCACCTATGAAGAATTGAAGATTGAATACACACGCCCTGCACGTCAATCCAAGTACACCCCTGACTTTGTAATCGGAACCATGATTATAGAGTTGAAAGGGAGGTTCATGACTGACGATAGGCAGAAGCATCTACTTATTAAAAACCAACACCCTCATCTGGACATTCGTTTTGTGTTCAGCAATCCAAACCAAAGAATCTCAAAGGCTTCCAAAACTACATACGCTATGTGGTGTGAGAAGCATGGGTTCCAATTCGCTAAGGGGAGTATCCCTCATTCATGGCTAACAGAAGCAGTACGGACTACATAGTAATCCACTGCACAGCAACAAAACCCTCAATGGACATAGGCTTCACTGAGGTTGACGCATGGCATCGCCATCGCGGATTCCTTGGTTGTGGTTATCAGATAATTATTAAACGTGATGGGACCCTAGAAGAGGGCAGGCCAATAGACGCTGTTGGCGCTCACGCACGGGGCTTTAATCACAAAAGTATTGGCATCGCATTAGTCGGTGGCGTTACTGAAGATGATGTCAAAGTATCTGAGAACAACTTCACACCTGAACAGTTCAGCACCCTTGCTGATGTAGTAACAACCCTCCAACTCACTTACCCAACCGCTGAAGTTCTAGGACATCGGGACCTTCCTGATGTGCAGAAAGACTGTCCATCGTTTGATGTACGAGAGTGGCTCAGCTAAAGGGCTAGAGCAAAGGTTGCACCATCACGGTAAGTAAACCGTATGCCCTCTTCGGGGGGCCATCATTCCTATATATGAACTCAACTATCGAGAGAAAAATTATGACTCAATCACAAACTGTACTTAACCACCTAACCAACAACCGCAAGCTTACCTCTATCGAAGCCATTGGATTGTATGGAATCACACGACTAGCTGCTGTGGTCCACCTCCTTAAGAAGCAGGGGTTTGAAATCACGGCTGAGCGAAAAGATGGCGCACGGGCTACCTACTCTGAATACCGCTTAGGCTGGTAACCATGAGTAAGCCCCGTGACCAAGATGATAGCCCGATGATTGGACGTGAGAGTTGCCCTAGCTGTAACTCACGCGACAACTTAGCACGCTATGCATCTGGCAGAGCTTACTGCTTCTCCCTTACCTGCAACCACATGGAGTGGCCTGCAGAGGGGGAGAATATTCAAACTGTTAGGAGTAGTACACGCATGGCAAGTAACTTAATTGATGGTGAGATTCGTTCACTGCGACATAGAGGTATCTCTGAAGAGACAGCCCGTCACTATGGATACAAAGTAGGCTCACACAATGGACAACCTGTTCACATCACACCACTCCACAACACTGAAGGTAAGCTGGTCGCACAACAACTACGTTACCAAGACAAGGGGTCCTTCCCCATCCTCGGTGACTTCAGCAAGATGCCAATGTTTGGCACTCAATTATTTTCATCAGGTAAGAAGATAGTAATTTGCGAAGGCGCGCTTGATGCGATGGCTGTGTCTCAGGTCCAAGATAATAAGTGGCCTGTAATCTCTGTGCCAAATGGTGCAGCAGGTGCAGCTAAATCCATTGCTGCCAACATGAGTTACTTCAAAGAATTCCAAGAAATTATCCTCCTTATGGATGGAGATGAGGCAGGAGAAGAGGCAGCGAAAGCGTGTGCTCCACTGTTTGAAGCAGGCAAGGTAAAGATAGGTAACATCAACGGATTCAAGGATGCTAACGAAGCATTACTAGCAGGCAAACATCGTCTAATCATGGACGCAATCTGGAACGCTAAGACGTACAGACCTGATGGTATCGTAAGCCTCAAGGACATTCGCTCTGCGCTAGACAAACCTGTCGAGTGGGGCAAGCCTTGGTTCCTTGAGACTCTCAACCGTAAGACCTATGGACGTAGGTACGGTGAAGTCTATTGTCTAGGTGCAGGTACTGGTGTAGGCAAGACTGACTTCATGACACAGCAAATCATCTACGATATGCAAGTGTTGAAGGAGAAGGTTGGTGTGTTCTTCCTAGAGCAAATGCCAGTTGAGACTGCCATCCGTTTAGCAGGCAAGCATGCAGGCAAGATGTTCCATATCCCTGATGGTGATTGGACAGAAGAACAGCGTGTTGAAGCCATTAATACTCTTGAAGAGTCAGACATGATTCGCCTCTACGATTCCTTTGGGGTCTGTGAGTGGGATGTTGTCAAAGCTAACATTGAGTACATGTACCACGCTGATGGTATCCGTCTGTTCTACATCGACCACCTCACTGCACTAGCCACAGGGCAGGGTACTGATGAGCGTATCGAATTGGAACGCATCACCTCTGACGTAGCTAAAATTTCTAAGCGTCTAGGCATCATCATCACAATGGTATCTCACCTCGCTACACCTGAAGGCAAACCTCATGAAGAGGGTGGTCGTGTGTCAATCAGACACTTCAAAGGCAGTCGAGCTATCGGTTTCTGGTGTCACTTCATGTTTGGCATGGAGCGTAACCAACAAGCTGAAGACATTAAAGAAAGACAGACAACTACATTCCGTGTCCTGAAAGATAGATACACAGGGCAATCCACGGGAATGACAATTCCACTTAACTACAATCAAGAAACTGGGCATCTCTATGAGCAGACTGTGTTTGACACAGCCCCTCTTCATGATGTGAACGCAGCTTTCTAAATAGGTAACTCAAATGTTTAACCCATTCCGCAAGAAGACCACCCCAACAAAAGCTCCATCTGAGCAGACCCATGCAGTCCACCATCCCTTTCATCGCAAGGTTGTGGTGATTGGTGAGGATGATGGTGCCAAGGTTTATAAGAACCTAGCTGCTGCAAGCAGAGCCACTGGTCTATCAACGGCAAGCCTTCACCGTCTGTGCTCTGAACGTGCTGATGAAGTCAAAGGATTCCGTGCCACCTTTATAGTTAGCTAGAGAGAAATAAGTATGAAACTCATTGTCGATATTGAAACGAACGGACTGCTGGATGAACTCACATGTATCCATTGCATCGTAGCTAAAGATGTTGACACAGGTGAGGTTCATTCCTTTAGACCTAACGAGATAGGCAAGGGCATCAAGCTACTTGAATCTGCTGAGTTGTTAATAGCTCACAACGGAATTAAGTTTGATGTTCCTGCTATCAAAAAGTTACACCCTAACTTCAAATCACCCTCAGTCCTAGACACGTTGGTGTGTGTCAGATTGGTTTGGTCCAGCATTAAAGAAGACGATGCAGAAAGGCTCGTCAACATGCCAGAGTTCCCTCGTAAGATGTATGGGTCCCACTCACTTAAGGCATGGGGTTACCGCTTAGGTATTCTCAAAGGAGACTACGCAGACCAAGAAGCAGCGTGGGATGTTTACTCTGAAGAGATGCTTGAGTACTGCCAGCAAGACGTTGAAGTCACTGCTGTTTTGTATGAAGCAATAATTAAACAGGCCTATAGTGAACAAGCCTTAGAACTTGAACACCAAGTGGCTTGGATTATGGCGAAGCAAGAGCGCAATGGCTTTGTGTTTGATGAAGAGAAGGCTGGTGTTCTGTACCTTGACCTCTCTGCTACGCGCACTGACATTCGTTCTAAGCTAGATGGATTGTTCGCACCTTGGATAATTGCTGATTCAATCAAAGTGCCTTGTCGCACAGTCAATTATAAAGATGTGACCCGTGCATCAATAGTCAAGGACTGTGCCTACACGCCCATCAAAATCATGGAGTTCAATCCATCATCCCGTGCTCACATTGCAGACCGACTAACCAAGGTACGTGGTTGGAAACCTAAAGAGTTCACCAAAGGTGGGCAAGCTAAGGTCGATGAATCTACGCTGACAGGACTCCCCTTCCCTGAAGCTAAGGTCATGGCTGAATACTTCATGCTGCAGAAGCGTATCGCTCAGCTATCTGATGGTTCTCAAGGTTGGATGAAGAACGTAGTGGATGGAAAGATTCACGGTTCAGTCAATCCCAATGGTGCTGTAACTGGGCGTGCTACACATGCCTACCCCAACATCGCCCAAGTGCCCTCACTGTCTGCTCCATATGGACGTGAGTGTCGTGAGCTATTCACCGTCCCTAAAGGATGGAAGCTCATGGGCGCTGACGCTTCTGGCCTCGAGTTGAGATGCTTAGGGCATTTCATGGCTGCATATGATGGTGGTGCTTACGTGAAGGAGTTACTTGAAGGTGACATCCACACTGCTAACCAAATCGCTGCAGGCTTAGCTTCACGCGATGCTGCAAAACGCTTCATCTATTGTTATTTATATGGTGGAGGTGACCAGTTAGTAGGTGAGCTATTGGGTGGTGGACGCAAGATGGGCAAGGCCGCTAAGGAAAGATTCTTAGCAATGACCCCTGCACTTGCCAAGTTACGTGAGCAGGTGATGTCAAGTTCAAAGCGTGGGTTCATCTACGGGTTAGACCGAAGACGTATCCATATTCGAAGTGAGCACTCAGCATTAAATGCGTTGCTCCAAAGTGCTGGAGGAATAATTTGTAAGCAGTGGCTGGTCCAGTTTGTTGAGGCAATGGAAGCTGCAGGATTTAAGCATGGATGGGATGGAGACTTTGCTATGTCAGCATGGGTACACGATGAAATCCAAGTAGCCTGCAGAGAAGACATAGCCCAGCAAGTAGGTGATATAGCTGTCGCTTCAATCAGAGAAGTCACCAGTATATTCAACTTTAAATGTCCATTAGATGGAGAATTCAATGTCGGAGATAACTGGGCTGACACTCACTAAGGTGATTAGCCACGCCTATACAAACCCCTTCACCACACGCAGTGACTTTGCCAGAACTAATGCTGAGCTTATCGCTGTGTGTGCGTGTGAAGGTTTCATATCAACACGAACCGTAGGCACTGAACAATTTGGAAGACGCTGGCATATCACTGTCATGGGTCTAATCCGTCTACGTGAAACAGAAGAGAAAGATAATGACCAAAGCAATAAGTGAAGCCACTGGACTCCCTATTCAAACAGGTGTCGTTAGTGATGCCTACCGTGATGGCTGGGATGGGCTGTTCAAGGACCGAGTGAAGCTAGGGGTCAGTCCCCATACTGAGGTGACTAATATCGACTGCAGGAAGGTGACCACCAGCGCCACTTACTTTGCTTCTCTAGAGAGAGACAGCCATCTTCTTGCATGTCTTGATGCCTGCGGTGTCTGTGATTGGGAAGGCTATTCTGAAGCTAATCAAATGTATGAACAGGAATGTGAAGTATGAAGGCTGAGTACATAGACCACATGGGTACTGATGCCTCTGTTGTACGTGCTGCGCGTGTTTCCTTTGCCGCAGATGCTACTGAGTTTAATGCAGAGAATGACACAGGTTTAATCAACTACCTTGCCACACACAATCACTGGACTCCCTTTGCTCACACCTCTGTGACCCTCCGCATGAAAGCGCCCGTGCCTATCCGCACCCAATGCTTTAAGCACAAGGTTGGGTTCTCAGAGAACGAAGAGTCGCGCAGGTATATCAGTGGAAAGCCTAGCTTCTACACCCCTGACCAGTTCCGTAAGGGACCCACAGGTGGAGCCAAGCAAGGCAGTAGTGGACCTATGCACGTTGTTGGTAATCGCTACTGGAAGAGACACTTCCAAACTGTCTACAACATGTGCCTTGAGTCCTATGACACAGCAATAGCTGGAGGTATGTGTCCTGAACAAGCACGTTTCTTGTTGCCTCAAGGTACTGAGGTGTCTTGGTATTGGACAGGCAATGTTGCGTCCTTTGCTAGGTTCTATAAGCAACGCACTGACCCTCACGCTCAAGTAGAAATACAAGAGCTAGCTAGGGAAGTGGACAATCTTATCCGTCCTTTATATCCAGTAAGCTGGGAGGCTTTAACAAATGATTGAAACATTAATGATGGTACTTGTGTGCCTAGGATTTGTAGTCGTATCTCTAGCCTTAGCCTTTAGCTTTGCTATGAATGCCTACCTAGATTACATGGAAGCCTCTGCAGCTATTGAACATGGTATCCGCATAGTCACTGAACGTAACTCTAAAGAAGAGGAATCATATGACGACCCTACTTATTGATGCTGACATCCTTGCATTCCAAGCAGCAGCAGCCACTGAGGTTCCTACCAAATGGGACCACGATATGTGGACACTCCACGCATCTGAAGAGGATGGGCAACGCCACATCAACCGTGCATTAAAAGCCATAACCACGGCAACAGGATGCACTAAGATGCGCTTGTTCCTGACAGGCAAAGAGAACTTCCGCTACGACATTCTTGAATCCTACAAAGGTAATCGTAAAGATACCCGTAAGCCTATGACTCTAGGTGCGTTGAAGCAGTGGATGATTGTTGAAGGCGATGCTGAGTTACTAGAACCATTTGAAGCTGATGACTTGATTGGCATTGCAGCTACTGCTGACACAGACACAATCGTTGTATCTGAAGATAAAGACTTCTTATGTGTGCCTTGTCACCTGTACAACCCTCGTCACAAAGACAGGGGTGTGGTTCATGTAACCCTGCCTATGGCTGACCGCTACTTCTACTATCAAGTTCTGATAGGTGATTCCTCTGACAACTACAAAGGCTGTCCCCAAGTTGGACCAGTGAAAGCTGAGAAGATTCTTGATGCTGCTGAGTTGGACTATTGGCCTCATGTTCTTGCTGCATTTGAGAAGGCTGGCCTAGGTCTTGAAGAAGCCTTAGTCCAAGCGCGCTGTGCTCGTATCCTCCGTACTGAAGACCTCAACCCTGACAACATGGAACCCCCATTATGGAACCCACCCCGTATATAGGAACTGAACGCCAAGAAGGTGGTGACCACTACACTCACCCCATCCAGCCTATCGAATACATCATGAAGAATGAACTGGACTTCATCGCTGGCAACATCGTGAAGTACGCAACTCGCGCTCCCCACAAAGGCCAGTTTGAATCTGATGTTAAAAAGATAATCCACTACGCAGAGCTATGGCTTGAACTCCAACACCAGAAGTATGACTGAGAAATAAATATGATTATAAAATTTTACACAGAAGGGTGCATGCCCTGTAAAGCAGTGAGCACTGTACTGAACCATGCAGAAGTGGACTATGAAGAAGTTGATATTGCTAAGGACATTGCATCAGCTATTAAATATAGAGTGCGGAGTGTTCCCACTGTACTTAACACTGAAACTGGTGCCACCTTAATTGGTTTCAAAGGTATCAGAGAAACAACGGAGTGGGTCAATGACAATTGTAGTTGATTACTCTCGTAACGAATTGCTATCTGAGCAAGCCTTCACCTTACTCTCTGACTACTACTGTCGTGAAGGTGAAGACCCTCAAGATGCTTATGCACGTGCTGCTACAGCATTCTGTCGTAACGACTACGACTTAGCCCAACGCATATATGACTACGCCAGTAAAGGCTGGTTCATGTTTAGCTCCCCCATCTTATCTAACGCACCTGCACAAGGAGAGAAGGTCCGTGGACTTCCCATTAGTTGTTTCCTTAGTTATGTCCCTGACACCCTTGATGGTCTTATTTCCCACACTACCGAGCTACGTTGGCTCAGTGTCAAAGGCGGTGGAGTCGGAGGCCATTGGTCTGATATACGCAGTGTTAGTGATGTTGCTCCTAGCCCTATACCATTCCTAAAGACTGTCGATTCTGACATGACTGCCTACAGACAGGGCAAGACTCGCAAGGGTTCTTACGCTGCCTACATGGACATCTCACATCCAGACATCGTTGAGTTCATCAACATCCGTGTGCCTACAGGTGGTGACCCTAATCGTAAGGCGTTCAATATTCACAACGCTGTGAACATCCCTGATTCATTCATGGATGCTGTGAATGCTAATGCGACTTGGGATTTGATTGACCCTGCTGATAATACAGTGCGTGACTCAATGCCTGCCCGTGAACTATGGGAACGCTTAATTGAAACACGCTTCCGTACAGGTGAGCCTTACCTTAACTTCATTGATGAAGCTAACAGGCATCTACCACCAGCCATGAAAGAGAAAGGCTTATCCATTCATGGGTCCAACCTGTGCAATGAGATACACCTGCCAACGTCTGAAGACCGTACAGCAGTGTGTTGTTTGTCCAGCGTTAACCTAGAGCATTACGAACACTGGAAGAACACCACTATGGTGGCTGACCTTATTGAGATGCTTGATAACGTGATTAGCTTCTTCTGCTTTCACGCACCTAAAGAACTCCGCAAGGCAGTCTTCAGTGCTACTCAGGAACGTAGCTTAGGCCTAGGTGCTATGGGATTCCACAGTGCGCTGCAACGTGCAGGCATTCCTTGGGAATCTCCTATGGCTACCTCGTACAACACTGACATGTTCACCCATATCAAAGCACAGGCTAAGGCTGCAACAGTCTACCTAGCAGAAGAACGTGGTGCATGTCCTGATGTTGAGGGTGTCCGTAACTCACACCTGATGGCTGTAGCTCCTAATGCTAACTCTTCAATCATTGCTGGCTGTTCAGCTTCCATTGAACCTTTGAAGTCCAACGCCTTTACACACCGTACCCGTGTAGGCGCTCACCTTGTCCGTAACCCTTACCTAGATAAGGTCATCAGAGCATATGCTGAACTTTGGCAAGGTTCATCTG